GAAGTTTACGGCCTTTGCGCAATATCTCTTATAGTCTCTAGTTTCTTTATCCAGCTCATAGAATTGTTCGGTAGTTATCCCCATAACCTGCGCGGCTGTCTCAGCGTGAATATCCCCGCCTGAGGCATAAATAGCTAGCATAGTAGGTTCGTTAGCCATCCAAGCTACCATACGTAGCTCTGCCTGCGATAAATCAACCTCTATGAGTTTATAGCCTTTGCGCGCTTTAAATACCTTTCTATAGGCTTTAGCTAGCGCCCCGCGCTTAGGGAAGTTCTGGCCGTTAGGGTCTGCGCTAGCTACGCGGCCTGTGGTGGTTCTGTGCAGCATGAAAGAAGGGTGTATTCTCTCATCATGTATATGCTCCCAAAAACCTTTTATGTAGGTACTTTTAATTTTCAGTAGTTTCTTATACTCAATAAAATCACGTATGAATTGATTATCATCAGAGAAGTAAGGCATATGGTCTTTAGTGCTTATGCTAGGTATGCGCTGGTCTGGGGGCAGGCGCTTAGTTGTTTTCGTGAATACCCTAGGCTTTAAATTAAACCCATCCCGCGTAAATAATATATCCCGCATAAGCTCATCGCGGTTAAAACTAATTACGCTACGCTCACCTTCTTTCGTTACCTTAGTTTTATGCTTCTCTAGGTGCTTGCGCAGTATTGCTCTAGGATTTTTAGCGTCTGAGCGAAAGCTGCTTAGCAGGGAGTTATAATCGCTTACTTCCTTATCAATGCAGAAGTTTTCAAAGCGTTTTAGTTCTGCGCTACTAAACGGCATACCTTTAGGTTGTAGATATGAGCCGAAGCATAGGGTAGCTGGTAAGTGTATTTTCTCATAACAATTATAATTGCGCTCATCCTCCATAACTATATCTATCAAAGCATAAAATAATCTTAGAGTAGCGTCGGAGTCACCGCCTGCATACATACCTATCTTATCCTTAGGTACATTTATCATATCGGATTTATCCGTCTCCCTATTAAACTTATCCGCGTAGCCGGCCATCTCTGGAACCCATCTGCGTACGCACTCGTCTAGGCTTTTATCCGTCATATTATCATCTGCAAAGAAGGCTAATAGGCTGGTTTCGTGCGCTACATTCTTAGGAATAATACCCACCTTACGTAGCATGGCTCGGTCAAAGTTTACGTTATGGCCTACCTTCTCGATAGAATCATCCTCCAATAGTTCTTTAAGCTGGGATATGAGCTTAGAAAACTTACGGCCTGATAGTCCGCTATACTTTAAATCCACAGGTATTAGCAGCGCATGGTTTGGCTTATAACTAATCTGAGTTAGGAAGGGGTATACCTCCTCTTTTATCCACTTAAGGCCTGTAGTCTCAGTATCAAAAGACATAACCAGAGGACTCTCGGCGTTCAAAGCCCTAATCTCGTCAATATAAGGCTGTAAATCATCTACCCATCTATAATCCGCCTCTTCTATGTCGGTCTTATAGTTGGTCTTGTAATTATTTTTTTTGATGCGGCCTAGGGTTTTCATATCGGCATTAAATAATACCTTCTTTTCCGCTACCCTATTTACAAAACTAGGCGTTAGCATAGGCAATACCAGCCTACCATTAATTTTCCGTGCGTAACCCCGCTCCTTCGTTATCTTATGCGGTTTGCCTGTTAGTTGTGTGAGGGAAGTGTTGCCTAAGCATAAGGTGATAGGGTACTCAGGTAAGGAATCTAAAGCCTCATGAAACATATCATGGTACTGCAGGATAAAATCCTTCCTACGCCTATCACTATCGTAAGCCTCTGGGGGTATGCTAGGGCATGGAGTTACAAAGTAAAAATCCTTATACTTAAGCCCTATTTTCTTTGCCTCCTCTAGGAAGTAATCCATGTCATTATCGCCCATGACCTTCCTACGATTATGCAGGCTAGGGGGAGGGCTGTCGCATATAACTAATATATCCCCTCTGTAATTGCCTTCAGCTCTAAAGTTTGAGGAAGCATCATTTGCCATTACATATACTCTCTTTCCATGCGGTTACGGGACTCAGCATTAGCGTCATCATCGTCATCTAAATTATTATGCCTTATATCCTCTAGCTCGCTAGTGGAGAAAGCATCCAAGTTCATGCGGTCAAACTTGAAGTGCATAAAGTAATCTATGTCCACCTCGCCCTCCCTGTTTTTAATAACCCTCAATCGCCTAGATGATTTTTTCTGAGGCGCTAAGCCGTGAGTTATTGCCAATACCACGCTGGCTATCTGCCCTATTACATCTGTCTCTGCGATATTAGATAAATCAGGCGTGCCTTTGGTATTATTTTTGACGTTACGATTAAACTGCACGCTACTTACTACAGGAACATCCCGCGCTACCGCTAAGCCTTTTAGTTCTTCCATAGACTCCGCTATCGTTTCCCGCCGCTGCCTGTTATTGCTCTGCCTGCTAGGCTGGATTAAATACCCTGCATCAATATACACAATATCAGGCTCTATCTCCTGAACAATCACGTCAATATCTGCTGCGGTCTTTTTGAAGTTACCTGACATAAGATGCAAGTCCTCCATATTATCGAAACCATAAATCTGGTTTTGGAATATGGGTAAGTAATTAGTAGAAATCTGCCCTGTGCGGATTAGATTAGGGCTAATACCTGTATGCAGTGCCATTAGTCGCTGTGTCATCTGCCTCTTAGTCATCTCCATGGAAACTAATAATACTTTATTGCCATCTCGCCACGCCTCATACGCTGATTTAAGCAGTACCCAAGACTTCCCTATGTTTGGTCTGCCTGCGATAATAACGACATCACCGCCATGCGCTCCTTGTGTTATAGTATCAATTAAAGGAAATCCTAATGTTATCCCTAATAATCCCGCATCGCGTAAGGGGTTAGGCATAGATAATAAAACTTCTCGCGCCTCATCCTGCACACGCATTAAATCATCTTGGATATTGATACTTGTGCAGGTGTGCAGCATATCGCGTAGAACGGAAACCATACCTTCTCGGTCACGTGAATCCATGGACGAGCGTAGGGATTCATAATTATTCTGTACGCCGTTATAGACTGCTCGTATCTTACATTCCTCTAGGTAGTAGGTGTATGGCTCAGGTACTTCACCTAAACCGCCCATACCATTAGCCTCGATAGTCTCGATATTAGGGATTACGCCGTGCTGCCTGAAGTGATTTTTGACAAACTGGTATATTCGTAGTTCATCTTCAAGGAATATATTTTCCGCTATATCTCGGAAGGCGTTTCCTTGGTTGCCCTGCATAACTGCTGATATTAAATCTAACCCTACTGTCATCGCTTTATGCCACCTTCGCTTATTGTTATTATATCATTATGCTGCTTTAGTACGCTTACCACGTCATAAGGCCACCAACCAGTCAGTGCGTCAATGTTCTTAGCATCCGTATGCACAAAAGCTGGCCTCCTACGTGCGTATCTCTCCAATAATAAATCGTTAAAGACATAAACCTGCTCATTAGTGAATGGCGAATCCTGCCTAGATACCTTGTCGCGGTAAAAGCTCTGCAAAAAGAGTGCATCACAATTTAAGATATCTGTGTAAAAATCAGCACCGTTGGCTATTAGCTGCCTAGCAAGGCTAGAAGCCGTATAGTATTTAACGTCTACACCAAACACAAACAACGTCTTAGCCATGAGGTTTAAGCACGTTATGGCATTTTGATTGCCTACGATAGTAGCGCCTCTGCCTCTGCCCCTTACTTTGGCGCATACGTGCCGCCTGTTATGAATCCAATCAGCTATAGGCTCAGCAAAATCATAATTAGCTAGGAAGTCATTATGGTATGCGCGCGAAACTCCCGATTCCTCTAGGCACTCAATTATTTCTGGGGTTAATTCATTTACCTGCATCTGACTCCCTCTCTAATCGTCTCAGTTCATCGTAGCTCTTAGGTAGTGATGCTAGTAGCGCGTCTGTATCGCCTGAGTTTATTAGGTAGCCCTTAGAATCATACTCTCTAGGCACTGTATCTAAAGTAGTATTGCTGGCTTCGTTACTCTCCTGCTCTTTAAACTTCCTCCGTGTAGCTTCCTGTATACTCCTAGCTCGCTGTAGCGTAGCCTCGGCTGCTGCCTCTTTAGCTTCAACCTCCCGCCTATACTGCGCTACGGAATCATAACGCTGTAATTGACTATCCTGCTCTGCCTTCTCCCTATCGGCAACCTCTACGGCCTTGTCGTGTGGTATGCCATTAGCTACCATCTCCGCTATGCTCCTATCGTACTCTGGGAGCTTGTTTACGTACCTTAAGTTCTCATCCACGTGCCACGCATTAAGGAAGTGGTCATAAAACTGCGTAAGAAAGGCGATATTAGGCTGCTCAGGTGCTTTACTGCCTCCTTTGCTGCCTACCCATGCCAGATCATTCCGAACCACGCCTGACCAGTTTAAAATGCACCACTCCATAAAATCGGCAAATGTACCTTTGCGCGAATGAAACTTAGCTAGCATGGTTTTGACCTGCCCCTTGTTTTTAAACGACCAGCCAATCACTAAACGGTTAGCACCTGAATCTGGTAGTACCCTTTTCCACAGTAATTCTAAATCATACAAAGACGCTTCGCCATCCTTAGCCCTACGTTTCGTTTTAGAAATATCCTTCGCGTGTTTAACGGCTAGGTTATTTTTAACTTCTGCTAATACTTCCCTTGCAGATAACTCTGGGGAAGAACCTCCGTGCTGCGAAGCTGCACCGGATTTCTCTCTAGTTATATTTCTCTCTATCTTACTATCTTTATTATATAAGCAAAAGTTGACATAGGTAGGTAAGTCAGAATTGACATAGGTAGGTAAGTCAGAATTGACATAGGTATGCTGGGTATTACTCTTATCCGCTACCCTGTCTTTAACTCGTTGCTCTGCTGTTTTCCGTTTTTTAGATATTGGTAATGCCATTAAATCAATCTCCCCTACAGGCATTAGGTGGTATATTGAACTCTTACCCACCCTCTCCTGTATATCTATTATACCATATTCTTGTAGCTGCGCTAAGTACCTAACGATAGACGAGCGACTCACGCCACCCATATTATTCGCTAGTAAGGATACGCTAGGCCAGCATTTATTCCTGCCATGCTTATCTTCGTTTAGTTTATTTGTTAGGTTAGCATAAGAGCGTAGTATGCCATATAGAACCTTGGCCGAGCCATTTAGGGGCTGGAAGGATAAGGATAACATCCACACAGGTATAGTTATAAATGTATCAGGGTTTATATTCTGTTCTTGCGCTTCAGCGTTGGTTTTATTCTGGAAAAGCATACTTAATCCCCTATTATTATTGCAATAATATCTAGTACATGGTACAAGTAATGCAGGACGCATTTTCTTATACCTTATATAAAAACCCCATGACTCGCCAAAATCATGGGGTTTTTTATTATCTAAATGAGCCTTTTAGTCTGTAGTAATCTAAGACCTTAATCTCAGCTTGAGCGGCTTCGTGGTAATTGGTGAAGTAAACTTTATTATTCTTACAGAACCAATCAATAGCCATATTATCTATACCGCACTTGTAAACCAGATAAAGGTCTAGCGCAGGCAACCCTATCATTTCCGCGTTACCGTTTAGAAATACAACTTGCCAAGCCTGATTCTCTTCATTGAAAATCATCTCAGATGCGCGTGCTATGGAAGCATTGCCAAGGCGTTTCATATTAAACCCTGCTTTATGCTCTAAGCCGCTAACCACTCCGTCAGGAGCTATAGTTACTACTTGCTGCATGGTCTTAAGTCGTCATATGGTTATGCAGCGAATTACTCTCATCCTCTGCGGCATGCCAAGAGTCTTTAATCTCTCTAGTGTTCTCCCCACCGCCTCGGAATACGTGTTCGATATTGTGAGTGGCTTGCTCGCAACCCTGACCATTAAAACCATGGGCTTCAATAGTAGGGTTACCTAGGGGGTCGATTTTTACTGTAATTCGTTTATCAGACATAATGTTTCTCCGTTTTTATTGTATGCTTATATTACCTACACGCTCAAAGTAAGGTGTACGTTTCCTTCTTCGTCTACGCTGCTGTTATCCACCATATAGCCTTGACTAATAGCTGCATTCATAGCCGCGTGCTTACTATAGTTCTGCATTAGCTGACCAATAGCGGCTTGCTGCTTACCTTCTGTAGTATTAGGCATAGGGCAGGAAGCGCCAATCTGACCGTGAACGGCATTATTCCACGCATCGAAAGCAGGTGAGTAAGTACCATCTTCCTGCTTAACAAACGCTACATCATATTTGCAATCTGGTAGGTGTAGTACATAATCAGAGTTTTTAAGTTCATCTGACTGGCGCTGGTAATACATACGCGGAGTAGCGTTGCGGAGTAGGCTGCAATTAACGCCTTCATTCTTTAGGTCTTGTACGGCTTTCTCTAGTGCGTTTGTATCTCTGATAGGTACGCTGTTAATGGTGGTAGTATGCGACATAATATTTCTCCGTTTTTTAGATTGGTGTGGTTAATTTAGCCTATAAAAACTTATTGTCAATTAAAATCTAGCTTCCTTGGGTTACGTTTAATAACTATCTCCCTGTATTCCCCGTCTACGCTTATAATCTTAGTGCTTAAGGTCGCGGGAGGGGCTTTCTCCTCTTTTAGAATCACATCTGATAATAGCATATTACGGTAGGTGTCTCTATAGTAAGTTCTTAGGTGAGGTAATTCATACTTCAGTAGCTTATCAACCTCCTCCTCGTTCAGTATATCGAAGCAACCCATAATGTAGGCACTATCCACGTTAGTGTCTTGTATGCTATCTAAAGGCAATACTAACTTACGGCAAGCCGCATCGCGTCTTACTTTTAATATAGTATTACATTTTCGTTGGAGGGAGTGTGCGAAGGAGTCTCCGTGCTTCAGGCTGGCAAATACTTTTAAGTAAGTGCCTTCCTTCACAATAAAGTCTTTCTGATACCAGAAACCATAAGCAGGACTATCAAGCCTACTATCTACTTTTAGCTTCAGGGCTTTGAGGCGTCTGCCTTGTCCACCCGCCTCTTTAACAGAGTTACCTGCTTTAGCCGCCTCTACGCCTATAGGCGTTTCTCGTCTTGATACAGCACGCTCTTTAGGGTCTGTCTTAAACACAATAAAGCGAGCATTACCTCCGCCTGCTTTAGGGTGGTCTGTCTTACCTGATAAGCAGGTGATTGGTACGTACGGTTGATTAGTCATATTAGCTTACCTCTCTAGCTAATTAATTATAAAAAAAGGGTGTAGTGTTTTTAATCTACACTACACCCTAAGTAGTGTCCTCGCGTAAACGCTACCCATCCATAACAGATGAATCTATAGCACGCCGTCTGCCCGCCGCCTTAGAGCGCTTACGTACTCTAGGCGATGCTGTGACGGTAGTGTCCTTGCTAGCTGGTCGTGCGTTATCTACTGCCCACGACTGCATATGCTGGAATTGGTCTGCAAAGGCTTCTGACATAGGCTTGATATGGCCTAACTGCTCAGCAATAAGTGAGCCAGTTATCGCTGCCTTATCTTGTGTATACGCCTCTAGGATTGCCTCTTTAACGGCTGCTTCAATCTCAGCAGGTACGTAACCCTCGGAAGCATCTACGGCTGCATCAATATCATCCATGCCTTCCGTAGACTTACCTCTCTTACGTAAGTGAATATCAATAATATCCCTACGCTCCAAGGGGCTAGGTAGTGTTACCCCAAAAACCTCATCCAAGCGCCCTTTACGTAAAAACTCGCTAGGCATATTATCCGTTCGGTTAGCTGTAACCACTACGAACACAGGCGCGGTAGTTTCCTGCATCCACGTTAGTAGCGAGCCTAATACTCTAGTACCTACGCCACTATCGTTACTGCCTCCAGTTTGAAAAGCCTTATCCGCCTCATCAATCAAAGCCACACAGGGAGCCATCGCATCAATCTCTTTTAAGGTTGTACGTACTAAGCTTTCTGATTCACCTACTAAAGATTTAAATACGCGGCTGACATCAAACTTGATTAGAGGTATATTATTAAGCTCGGAGGCAATAGCCTTTGCTGCTAATGATTTACCTGTGCCTGATGGTCCTACTAATGCTATGCCTTTGGGCGTATCTACACCAAACTCCTGCGCATCCTCGGTAAAGCAATCCCTGCGCTTAGCAATCCACTCTTTTAAGTTCTCTAAGCCACCTACGTTAGTCATATCATCGGCTGGCATAAGCTCTAATACCTCAGACCGTTTGACAACCTCAGTTTTAGCTTTCAGTACGGCATCATTATAGTCTTCCGCGCAAAAATCTTCGTTAGTGCTATTGCTGACGGTAGCGCATGATATGGCAGTGCTAAACTCTTGTTGAGTCATTCCTGATGCAGAGGATATGATAGTATCAACATCTTCCGGAGCAAAACTAACTACACGCTCACGTATTACTTTGGCTTTTTCAGAATCCCTAGGCAGGGAGTAATAAAGCAGCTCCTCATACATGACTTTTAGTTCTTTATGCGAGGGAGGTTTAAAATCAAGAATACTAATATCGCCGCTTAACTCACTAGGTATAGTAACAGACTCAGGAGCAACGATGATTACTGTCTTATAGGTGGCAGATAGTCGTTGCGAATATTCCTTTAATAACTGCCCTACGTGCATATTATCAAACATCTTAGGGTAGTATAATAGGGTATATACGCAGCTTTCAGGGAAGCGCTCGTTATCCGTGCTTGACTCTAGCATCTTAAGCTCTGGTCCTAGGTTTATATTATCGTCAGCGGTAGCTGTAAAACACATATCCAGCATCACATCATCGCCTTGTCCGTCTGCAGGACTAAAGGCGCGCCATCCATTCACGCACTCCCAATACTTAAACTCTTGGTTTTTCATGATAGCGCTTTCACGTATGGCTTCTACCGTACGATACGTCTCTTTAGTACGTACTACGATTACGCCAATAGCCGCCCTATATAAGGTAATAAGCTCCTGCACAAACTCGTCTTTGTGTGAAACTTCTTTATCAATTAACCCACTCATTTATATTCTCCGTTTTGTTAGTTCTGTGTTCTCGTTTGTTATTAGCCATAAACTAACACTACAAAAATCTATTGTCAACTAAGATAAAGAAGAAAAGTGAAATTAATTACATATTGTACCACGTACAAAAAAAGGGAGGGTAATGAATACCCTCCCATAAAGTCTTAGGGCAAGCAAAAACGGAAAATTATTGCCAGTAGTAAACTAAGTTATCCGTAGCAGCGTAAGCCTTAACCGTGAGGCTTTCAGGCGCTTGGATAGTTATTTTCTCTTTTTCGTGTACAGGGAAAGCAGCAGAACCAGCCGTCCCCGCACTAGCTGCTATAAAAGCAGTAGGCATACCAGAGGATGACTTATCGCCAAACCCTACGCTCCAGTCGCCTTTAACTGCCATAAGAGTTATGTATTTCTTACCTGAGGGCTTGACTAGGTTTGTAGCTGTAGTGCCTACTATATTAGTCATCTCATTAGGGAAAGGCAGTATATTTGCTGCCAATGCCTCTATAGGTGTTTGTCCGCCTAAATCTAAAGCCATACTTAATATCCTCCAAAAAATATAATCTACCACACCTAAGTAATAAGTGCAGTAAATAGATTTACCCATCTACTACTGAAATAGCGTTAGATATTTTAGTAGCTGAGCCTATGAGGTTCGCTGCTGTAACCAAGCACGTTATATCCGAGCCGTCATCGGCTATAACCTTAGAATAGGTATTCGCTGTCTCACTTACTATCTCTAGGCCATCCCTGAACCATTGATAGGTAAATGAAGCCGCGCCTGACCACGTACCTGTGTCTGCTGTTAGAACTCCTGAAACATCGGTAGTTCCTGTAACTGCAGGGGCTATAGTATTAACAGGAGTAAATTGGAGCGCTGCTACGGCTAATCCCACAAACTCTGCTGCATCCTCATCATAATGTATGCCGTTAGGCGTGCTTTCTCGCCACGATAGGCTAGCATCCACTACGTTAGGGTCTATAAGTATAGTATTACTATCTGAAGCAACTATAGCGGCCTGCGCTGTAGTCACCACGTCTTGATATTGGAACTCTGCATCGTTTCGTGAGTCAGGGTCTTCTACCTGAGTCTTAATCATATAAACTGGCATTGTAGGGTAGCTAAATAAAGTACGTGCATTAGTTATTAGGTCTGTCATTGCATCTTCATACTCGCCGCTACGTAGCTCAGTATCCGCATCATTAGTGCCTAAGTTAGTAGTGATTGCCTTGTACCTAGGTACAACTCCTATAGAAGCCAAGTAAGCTTCAAATAAGGCTTTATTAGCTACTAAATCATCCCAGCTATTACTAGCGTCTCCCTCAGGTAGCCATTTAGTACTAGTAACGTCACCCGCCTTGGCTTGCTTCAGCACTAAGAATTCGTTATCGGTATCCGCTGCTCCTATACCCCATAGAGCGGTAAGCTCCGCACCGAAGCCCCACACGGTAGGATTATTGCTGATTGCTACTTGTGCGTTCTTAGGCGCTAAAGGCCTTAGCGTTGTCTCAGTATCCGTATCGCCTAATCTAGTACCCCAGATATAACTTCTAGGTACTACTTTATTGGCATATGCTGCGTCTAGGTTAGCGATATTAACCGCACCGCCATTCATAATTGAGTCACCTATGAATACATAAGTGTCTATCTCAGTGAGCAGGCCATAATATATACGAAGTAAGCGGGTTAAGTCTGCACGCTCTTCGGCTGTAAGTTTCCTATCAATAGCTAACCAACCGCAGAAAATGCCCTTAGTGCTTACGCATAACCGTAAAGGGTCTGAGTGGTCATCTGTATCATACGTTATACCAGAGCCTACAAATAGACCATAGGCTTCCGCGCCATTAACCAGAATAGCTGATTCGTTTTCGGTAGAGGTAGCGGTATCTTGATTATAGCCTGATACAATACATTTTGTATCTAAAGGTAGCAGGCCATTACCTAGTTGCGTAGAGGAATCTAGGTTCATGAAGTTGCCATCACCCCTAGTAAACCAACGTATGTCCTCGTCAGGCTCAAACGCTAAGTAAGCGCCTGCATTTGAAGAGCCACTTATATTAGTATAGAAAGGGAAGCCGTTGCTGCTAGCAGTAGAGTCGGGCTTAGATATAAAGAACCACTCGCAGCCCGTACCGTCATGCAAGAAATTACGATCTCCCGCGACTCCTATCTGGTAGTTATTTTGCGAGCCTGAGCATAATGCCCCGCCCTCGCCTTCTGTCATATACGCACCACTTTCATGAGTAAGTGGCTGACCACTAGAGCCTAGGTTGGCAATCTCTGTTATATTCGTAGTAGATAGCGTATAGTTTTGGGAGTTAGAGGCATCTACAAAATCAAAAGGATTATAATCAGAAATTATCTGCTCTAAAACAGAGGCAGATAAAGCCGCCCTGCCTGCAAAGGAGCTGAGGGAAGTCAAAGACGTGTTAAGCCTAGAAAACATACTAAAAGACATTATACCCCCAGATTACCTTTACTATCTAATTTTAGAGCCGCCCTATAATCAAACACAGGGCAACCTCGGTTAGATACTTCATTATGACCGTGGAAAGTTACGCTACCACCATAAGCCTCATTTATTTGCTGGCATAGCGCCGTTAGCGTTTCCATCTGAGCAGAGGTAAAATCCTTAACTACAAGCCCCTGAAGGCATATAGCGATAGTGCCTGTATTATGCCCTTTTTGCGCATCAGGATTTGACCAGAGCTTACGGCCTAGCTGTAACTCCCCAGCGAAAGTAATGAAGAAGTGATAGGCTACATCTAAAACACCATCATCCCTCTTATACCCTAAGTTTGTATGGTCGCGCTTTACAGACGCTAAATCGTATTTTGGATTGCTAGAAGCCGTGCAATGGATAAACACCCTAGAGACATCCCGAGTCGTAGGGGCTGCAAAAGTATAAGGCTGATTATTTACAATCAGCACCTTCTGTACAGAGGCAGTAGTGTGTTCGATTATGGGTTTTATTGATTCTTTTGTCTCCGTAAATATCGGAGGTGCAATTACCTTCTCCTGCTCTTGCTCCTGAGGGGCAGATGCTTTGCCAGTATTGAATAGTTGTCTCAGAAAAGCCAATAGGCTCGAAAATATCGCACGCATCACTCACTACCTTTATGTTCTGGTTTTTTTCCATTAGGCTGCAACCAGTCGTCGCTAAGACTATCAGAATCAGATTTAATTTTATTAGCCTCTTTGACTCTTTTATTATGCTCTTCGAGGTTTCTAACATTTGTCTCATCACTACCCGCCTTTTTTAGCGTACGGATATTGAGGTAGTCAAAAATCTTAGTGACTACCTCAACTAATCCTTTTATCCAAAGTAACCAGCTCATTTGCTGTTCTTGGCGTTCTTGGCGTTACCCCAGTTATTAGCCCCTAAATCAATAAATAACTTACGTAGATTCCACCACGTACCGCCTTTAGTGCCTACAGGCAGTACAGCGGCTAGCAAACCTAGGAAACCCATAAAGGCTAAAATAGGTACAGCATAGTTAGATATAAAAGGTAAGGATAATATGGTTGGTAACAGAGTAATGATGAAATCTATATTCCACGCCTCTGGCTCTGCGGCTACCTCATTTACGATTTCCTCCGCAAAAGCAAAGAAAGGCGTGAAAGCAAACATACACAAAAGGGAAAGCCTTAAAACACTCATGATTAATCTCCTACTTTAATTACATACTAGCACTAAAACTCTACCATCAATCAGATTAACTGTCTAGCCTAATGAAATACCAAGCCTATGCCGCCAAAGGGAGTATAGCTCTAAGCATAGATGCCTCTATAGGTTTTGCTATAAATGAGTATATCTTACCTTTAGCATTAGGGGCATTAGCATACATGCTTTCAGTAGGGTGTATGCCAGACGTTAGTATGATGGGGGCGGTATTATTTATGGCTAGTATATCATCCAATAAATCGAAAGCGTTACCTAGGTTATTACTTATATCTAGTAAGATTAGATTGGCTTCTCTAAAATCCTCAAGACACTCAACCCTAATTATAGCTACGTCTTGCTTAAGCCTAGCCACGTTCTGCCTAAATAATAAAAAATCTGCCGTACAATCCTCTAGGTAAGCTACTTGTATCGCACTCTCACGCACCCTTAAACCCCTAACGCTTTTATAACGCCTGCTATAGTAGCCGCTATAACCGTACCTATGACGGCTATGGCCTTGCTCTTAGACGTTACGAAATCCGTTAATGATTGAGGCTCTGGGTTGAGGGTATGCGACACTTGTTTTTCCGTATCCAGCATTATTTTTGATACAAAGAATAGGAACTCCTTTTCCGCGCTGTAAGCTCCCCTCACTAGAAGAACAACACTCACTGTGCTTCCACTGCTGAACTCGTATGTCTTGTTCAAAAGGTATGACTCTATTATCCCAGCCATCACAAGTTTTGCGTTGTTCTCGTCTATCTCCTTTATCGGAGGTGGTGTTATGTCCTGAAACCTCTTGCCGATTAGCTCCGCTGGAGACGCACCAACGATTGCGCAGAATTGAGGATTTACAGAGTGGAACGTGAAGTCTTTGTTTATAATAGCCGTACCCTCGAAAGAAGGATGCCAAGAAACTTCCCAAGCGATTGCGCGCTGTTCCTCTGTTAAACGATCCACGGTATCTCCTCAAAAACTTTATCATCCAGTGATTCCCTGACTGCATCTATTATAGGAGCAGAGTACCTAATACCATTATACCTAAGGTTGTGCCGTCAATCAACCCCCTAAGACCGCCAAAAACATACTCCGCCCTCATTGTAGCATCGTATATCTCTAACTCCCCAGCCATAATCCTCTTATACTGGATGTCGTGGTATTTACGGTATATGAGGCCTCCTAAGTAATTACTAGGCCAAGCTAAGACTAGGAATAAGGGTAGGTACTGCCACACACCTCCTAGTATTAGGCCGAAGAACACAGATAAAAACATATACCGAGGTAACGACCATATAACGAAGTAAATGCCCATAGCGCACTGCTTCCAATCAACCTCCCTATCCGTGCCATGAATAGTCGAAGTGTATTTGTAACCCATAATAAGATTAGCAATCTCCTTAACCCCGAAACTAAAATCTTCTTTTGATGTATCTTTTAGTTTGTGAGGGAAGCACTCCCCGCGAGAAGGTGCGTCACGTAAAATACTAAAACCAAAATTACCTACAAACAAAATAGGTAAAACCCACCACAGGCTATAAGGACTAAAATAAATTGTAGCGGGTACAACTAATAAGAAGAAAGCGGTAGACATGATTAGGTAGGTTATAATCTTAGGCATACCTAACCAGCGGCTTTTCGTGTCAGTACCTCGCTGCCTATTAAAGATAGCCTCCAAGGCGGCATAAACTAAAACCCCTGCAGAACCGAAACCTACTATAATTTTTCTCATACTACCCTACTTACTATTAAACCTGATACGTCATCAGAGGTATCCTTATAACAAACTAAGAAACTATTATCATCTATGCTAGCTATTACAGGCACATACCCGCTAAAATTCTCTATTAGTAGTTAACATCATTTCAGTAGATGAAAGCGCCCGCCCTAAAAAACGCTTAGTTTTTGCCGTAGAATAAGTACCGTTATCTGCTAAGTAGTATCGTGCTCCAGGTGTCAACCCAGTTAACCCCGTAGCCACGTTACCCTCGAAAGCGCCTCGGAAGGTTGCTCCGTCGACAGCAGCTTGCTCCGCAATCCCCACCCATTCATCGGCGTTCGTTGCTGTGTGGTTAATAGTAACAACGTGACAAGCTAAGTTCCGTGGCACGAACAAAAGCGTCCCTGATGTCAGCGCACAGGCACGAGGTCCAAGACCAGCGGTAATCGTGGAGGCTGCTATGTCGAAGCCTAGCGCGCCGTCTTCTATATAACACTTTAGAACTTGTGTACTTGTGGTTGCCGCGCCGTCCAGCGATTGAGCCACTAGGCAAAGCGCGTTGGAAGCTTCTTCATACACAAGGTCAAAGCCTCCTCCAGTTAGGGCTGTACCGTTATGGAAGGAGGCGTAACCAGAACGCGTTACGCCATAGGCAGTAAGATCAAGCACACAACCATAAAGATCCCCACCCGCTGAGTCCACACAAATAACTCCAAACTTCTTCTCCTTCGGATGGTAAGCAATGTGTACTTCATGTAGAGCGTTATTACCTGGATTGGCTTCAATCGTGTTAAACTGATGATACTGAGCTTGAAGAGACATGTCAGCACCATCGCATGAGGCAACGTGGGCAGCCCACTTTGCAGTGGCTTTCACGAAGACAACCACGACCTTATTGTGGTAAGGGCTATAAGCGATGCTTAGGTGCTCGTTACCTGCTGATAAACTGGACGCGTCACCCGAAACGTCGAGTGTTGTACCAGAAGCGGAAAGAGACTTAATCAGAGTAACCGTCCCTTCTTCTTCCGACCAACAAGAAACGACCCGCTCATCAACTGAGTTGTAGCAGCAGCGCACTTGGGCAACGCCATCCGCGTTTGAGTCGCTATAGTTGACAATGGACCCAACGCTAGGGGTTCCACTGGAAATGTCAACCGCTACAGCGTGTAAATATTCTGTGACAGTACCATAAACACAAACGCAAACTTCTTCCGCTTCGTGGAAAACAGCGTCAAGACCACTAGGCCCACCGCTACCAGTCACCGTTGTGATGGTTTCGACGGAAGCACTGAAAGTAATAACACCCGCCGAAACAGTGCCAACCTCGAAGTTTATTTCGTCGCTCGAATTGATCCAAAAAACAGCAATTTTGTTATTCACGCTGTCATAGACACCTTTGTGGTTCCCGTTTGCGGTTGAGTCACCCCCAGCATCCGCAAGCGTACCAGCATCGAAAGCAACGGTGCTACTGGACACTTCTTCGACAGTACCATCCGAACGAAGCGCAAAAACTTTGCCGCTCGCGATTGTACCACTAGCAACAACATTGCGCGAACCTGCTCCACTGCAGTTCACTAAGGCGGAGTTCTGAATTGTGCTGTTATCTATCACCGCGTCGTCGATAGTGTTCCCTCGCCCATCAAGGTTTCTATTTAGCTCAAACAGCGGCATTCCACCAATGATTTGATACTCATTGTTCGTTCCATCAAAAGTCACTGTCACATTCACACCCGCAAATAACAACCCTACAGGTATAGGCCGCCTATCGTAACCAAGAACTAGGGGATACGCCGTGCCACCCTCCACGGCTAATGTCGGAGTCGTGCTGGTGTTGGTACTATGTATATCAAGGTTAAATAAGACCCCGTCCACAACCGTTACGTTAGGCGTAAAATCCGCTGTGTAAGCCGTAGCTGTCCCGCCTGTGGTGATGTAATCTATGCCTTTGGTGCTGGCTGCTGCTGCGGCTATTGCTTGGTTCTTATAAGTCTCCGTAGTATTTCTGTAGGTTAAGGTAGTATCTCTATACCCTTCAGTAGAGGCTCTGATAACCTCGGTAGCATCCCGTATATCTGCCGTCTTAGCACTCCAGTGGAGGCTAGAAAAACTACCTGCATTACCTGTTATCTCGGAATCTTCGGCTTTTTCAGACCACTCCTGCGCTAAATCCCTAGCCGCCTCAGAATCAGCAGTAGCGGTATTTACGTCATCTGCTTCTAATAAGAAATCACGCAAAGCCTCTAAAAAAGCGGTTTGGTGTCCATCATTTAGAAAACTAGTGTCGTTATAGGTATTACCCTTCATCGTTACGCTTACGCCTGAAAAAGCCATCTTATTTCTCCTCTTCTACCGTTATTGATGTAGAGCTAACTTTTGGGAAATTATATACTACATCATTTATTTCTGATTGACTACACATCATAGCGTTGAAGCTAGTTTCGATTGCATTATCAGGCCTAGGTATGACAACTATTTGCTTTGTCTTACCTATGCGGTTTTGTATCTGCTTAAACAAAGAACGCCAGTTTTTATTCTCTTCTTCTCTAACCTCATTAATACGGTAGGTAGCTTTACGCCTTATAGCTCTGCGGTCTTTAATAGTAGCGCCGCCTAGTGTAGTCATGCGGGGGGATGAGTCTATAGCACCCTCGCTCGAACCCCAGACAAAGTTATAAGGTAGCTGCTCGCGTGGACCTATATATATCCGGCCTAATTGGAAGTAGGCTTTACCGCTCGTGCTGTCATCAATATACAGCCTAAGATACCTACCAAAAATTACTTCATCTAATATATGGAAAGATTTTTGCGTATATGTAGATGCCTCGTCGTCATCAATCTGACCGTACCACATATGCGGCTGCTCCCATCGGCGGGATAGTGTGGAGTAAAACCGCTCCCAGAACTGAAGGCCGCCAGGGTTAGCTGTGTTAGAGTCATATATAGTATCTCCTGTCGCACCTGCCCCTGTGGTGACTAACCATCTATACGTAGATAATCGGCTAGTGTCATGATTAAAAACACCTAATAAACTAAACTCTCTCTCAGATAATAAATCAATATCTATATAAGTATTACTAGCGTTAATGCCTGCGCTTCTATATCTAACTGACATAATATCATCCTGCAGATTAGTAACAGGCATACTACTAGCCTCACTGCCTGCGGTCACAGTGGCTACGTCTACGTAATTATCTAACCCAAAGATTATATTGCCGTTATTTGATAAAGCCATTTCTAGTACCCGCTACAATTAATCATGCAAACGCCAAAGCGTAAGACGAATCTTCGTACCTTCCGTTATGTTAGGGTTGATACCTATTATCCTCATATACGCGCCATTTGACAAGTCATAAGCAGGGTAGGTCACTTTAACTACGCCCCCCAGTGATTGCTTAAAGGGGTTGGCCGTACATTCTATAGTGTAAATATCGGAAGGGTATTTATATATACCAGCACGCCTATTAGCCTCGGCTAAAGCACCTGATTGCGTAGAAAATACTGTCTCCTCTACTACAGGCTCTTCCGCTAGCTTATAGATAGCTGCCGCGCCTGATGCAGTAGCTTCAATACGCCTATACTCCTCGCTTATGAACTCCTTACGCTCGTCCGTAGCATTGTTATCTTCTATACCTTTAGCATTAGTAGTGTAATTTTGAGCATAGCCTAGTATTATACTGGTCACAGGGGCTTTATAGGATGTACGCTTAATACTAAAAATCTGTACCTCAGTAAGCTCTATATCCTCCCCTGAAGAAGGAGGGGCATCCAATCGTATTAGTTGGTATTTCCCTAGCCTAGTACGGCCTCCCGCCGCGCCTGCGGAGAGTAGTAGATTACTCAGTGCTGCCTCTACCTTTAGCGCAGAATTAAAATAACTTTGAACATAATCAGTATTAGGGAAATTATTAAAGCTATCTGCATCTAAATCACCTACGCTTAAGCTGCCAGAGTTAATAAGGATATGCTGGATAATATCCGCTATGGTTTGCAGGTAAGTGCCTCCTGAGTCTTTCAGGCCTTTAATATCTGCGGTTATATTACTAACGCTAGTAGGTGCTTCTAATAACGTAAATCGCCCCTCTACTAAATCTTTTATGAATAAGTTTAGCGTATATACGCTAGTGGCATCAGGATTAGTATCCCATGCAGTAGATACTGTAGCTACCTTCGTAGTCCCTACATAATCAGATATGGTGCGTACCTGCCCTATTCCTGTACCCGCTACAATAATTATCTCGCATCCGATATATTCATCGTCCGTACTGGAGGCTGAGCCAGCTAAAGTTATAGCACTTGCCGCTCCCGCACTAGCAGTACCGCCTAATACTACCTCAACATTCTGGTCGTAAACCATTACTACGTCTTCGGACTCGCCTATGCTGCCATCATTAAACTGAAATATAAGGTTTGATGTATCGTAAATATCAGGGCGTATATTTTGGCAGAAGCCATAAGCCACAGGTATTACTTTATCCTCTAGGGCAGTATTAGGGGGGCTGGTATATGTATTCTCGCTCAGCGTTTTCTGCTGTAAGAAAACATCATTACTGCCTACACGTATATCAATACTTCGATTCGTGTTTGTTATGCTATACTCAATATCTAGCATAACGCCTGTTATCACTTCCTCGAAATCACTATAAGGAAAATAATTAGCCCCCACTAACAAACGAAAGCTATAGCCACCCCATATATATTTTGACCTGTCTAGCCAATCAGCAAACCTACCATCGTCTGGTACAACTATCGTACCTAAATCTATCCTAGAATTACCGAAGAGGACGTTCTCAATACGCCTATTAAAACTAGGTATACTGTCTAGTACAGGCAGGAATTGCGTGTTAGCAGGCGTATCCGTAGGCTCAGTAGCGTAGGCATCATTAGATAGGTAGAAAGTATCCACGGTATCATCGACGATATTATAGGGTGACAACTCTAGCAGGTAAGTTTTTTGGCTGTTAGTTAGGGCGAGCAGAGCATCTACAGTAGCAGGTAATCCCATAATTAAGAACTCCAGACACTATTAGATTTTTCCGTGTTAGCAGCAATACGCCTTAACTGCTCCGCCCCATCATCTTTAGTAGCCGTATGCTGTGATGACTCTGCGATAGACGCTAATAGCTCTATAGTAGTATCATATTTATGCTCTAGCCGCTGCATAGCGCCTACTACTGCTGAGTTTGCTGATAACTGAGTAGTCTCAGAATTATTAAATACCTGACCACTCTGTGAGCCACGGAATATCTCTACGCCTGCTTCACCCACCATATAATCTCTGCCAATAGGCGTTCTCTTAGCCGTACCTGTACCGCGAGCAAAGCCTGTACGTCCTTCGTCCTTACCGTAGACTTGGTAATGCGCTACCGCTGTAAGCGTGCCGCCCGATGCTGCTACGGCTGCTGCTACGTCAGGGTTATTAGCTAAGTAAGATGCAGAATTGAAACTATCTCCATTAGCGAACCTACCTTCGCTAGCGCCATACTGCTGATAATGAGAATAAGCACTAGCTATTGCACCGTTATTTAATGCTGCCTGAATATCGGGATTATTGGCTAGGTAGAACGACTCATCAAACTCAGGAGCTTGGGCTGTTATACCTGCACCTGATATAGCCGCGCTAGCTTGCTGTGCTGTTACACCGCTATTCGCATTTAAGAAATAATCTAGGATAGTTTTAGTCATCGCATCTAAAGCAATAGCGTTATCGGCTAAGCCCTCGTCTACGCCACGAAGTATGCTTAATTGGTCTTGCGCTACGGCGAGTGATTGCTGCGCTACGGTCATAGCCTCAAGCTGCGCTATACCGTTAGCTTCCGCATAATCTCTAGCGTCTTCTAGGCTCTTAGTTATGTTCTCGAAATCAGTTGTGTATGTACCGCTAGAAGCGTTAAACTCTCTACTTAATTCAAGTAATTCTCTCGCGGCATCAGGCAGGGCATTTAAGGCATCCGTATCCCCATTCATTCCCGCACTGCGTAACGACTCAAAACTACTTCTGGATTCCGTTAGCCGCTGCTGCAGCGTAAGAGGTGATAATGCCTCGTCCATATATAAGGCATCTATAGCTGCACTTATAGACTCAAAGGCGCGTGCAAACTCTTGAGCAAGCTCTCCTGCCTTATCTATTGCCTCCTCTAAATTAGTTACTAAGGTAACTCCGTCATTAATAGCGGTAGCATCACTAAAGTACCCTAGCTGCTCAGCTAACTGCGCAAGCTGTAGCTTAAATAATTGGTCTACTTGCGTAGTATCTCCACCCACCGTAGTAGCGTTTCCGAGGTTAAGATTATACTGCTGTATGAGAGCGTCAATCTGCCCTAATGCGGGGTTTAGTATACCTGTTATTTGACTACTAATAGCCTGATTAAAATCATCTGTTAGAGCCTGTAATACTTCTCTGCGTCTGTCCTCCAGTAGAGTCAGTTTTTCAATGGTAAAGCCTAGGCGCTCTGCTGTATCTATATAACCCTCAAATACGTCATTTATTTGATTGACGCCCTGCTGCGCTTCCGTAAGCGTGTCGATTATTTTGGGGTCGAGTAATTCTTCAAAACCAGCAATAAAGTTTATGTCTTGGATTGCCTGCTCAAAACCAGCTGTAAAGTCTACGTTCTCAAAAGCATCTAATAGGTATTGCGGTATACCATCAATATTAGCTAGTAGAGTACCCACTACGCCTTCGATAATCGATACGCCGTCAGATGCAGTACGCACCATCTCAGTGATGAAATTGTTTTCAGCATCCAGAAGGGTAACGGTAGAGCCATCTCTGCTGCCTACCTGAACACGAACCCTAGTAAAATCAGCTATTGTACCTTGGATACTGGTTAGCGCTCCTGCCAAAGAACCACTTACCTGCGCAAACTGAGTAGCTGCATCTCTATTCTCTTGGCTGAACTTCTTACCTTCTTGACCGCCTTGCGAGGCTATGCCGCCATCGAAGCCTGCAATACCAAACTGCGATTTATCCGAAGGCTTACCCCCGAACAAGCCGCCTAAAGCATTACCAGCAAAAGCACCTATTGCTATACCTAGTGGACCACCTATAGCGCCTAAGGCTGCAGTCAAAGCACCGCTTATAGCTAAGCCCCCAGCTACGCCACCTAAACCACCTCCTATAGTAGCGCCTATACCCCTATCGCCACCAAAAACAGCATCAGCTAATAGATTACCTGCGAAACCACCTGCTACGCCCGCAGGATTAAAAGCACCACTAGCGCCGTTGAATATCGTACCTGCTGGAGCTATAGGTCCTGCAACGCCGCTCGCTAAAGTTGTAGCCCCTGCCTGTGCTGCTGTAGTGCCTATACCGAATACACTATTACCTATAGTATCAAATACTGAGGCTACTCCACTAGGTAGGACGCTATCCGCTGCAAGACTAAATACGTCATTTAGCTTGAATACGTCTGTTATATTAAACCCATTACCGCCGCCTAGTAAATCACCGATACCATTAACACCACCTAAAGAGTCTACCGCACTCTGGCCTTGTGCTGTACCGCCTAGCGCGCTGCCCTGTATCGTGCTTACTATTATAGGGTTGATAGCGGCCTGTACTGCCATCTCCGCTAAGACACGTATAAAGCCAGCTTTCCAGCGCTTAAGCATATCAGAGAAACTACTATCGCCTGAGCCTACAAAAACCTCAATAGCGTCTACTAGATCGTCTTTTATAGTATCGCCTATTTCAAGGTATAGTGTTTTTATTTCTTCCAAGCGCTGCTTCTGCAGCTGATCTAACCGCTCTAATTTCTCAAGCTCTCTGTACTTAGCCCGAAGGAGAGTCTCCTCCTCCTCACCCAGCAGTACGCCTTCTTTAAGCAGGGCATTTCTCAGCTCCAGTATCTTAGCCTCACTCTCACGCAGCTCTGGGGGTATTTTTAGTAGCAGTATCTCTCTACCTACCTCACTAACAGCGTCAGTAATTAGCTTGTTCTGTTTCTTTAGTGTCTTTAGTGATTCTTCGCGGCTACCCCTGAGGTTGTCCTCTGCGCGCTCCAGCTTAACCACCTGCTCAATGCGGGCTTTAAGGGCTACCCCATCATCGTAGCTTAGGGTGACATTATCTTTTTGAAGCTTTTTAACCTCTTCTCGATACTTCGACTCAACACGTATAGCATCCGCAACCGCATTAGCGCGCTCCTCGCTAACGCCTAGCGCCTCATTCATACGT